CTTCCCCTGATTCAAAAGTTTGCATCTTCGGAGCGAACCATGGATAAGGTAAACTCTCAAAAACTCCATGCTTAATCAGAACCCATCCAAAACCAGTGTAATCAACTGTGAATGGTTTCTTACGTTTACTCATTGACTCTAAAGTCTCATGATTCATTACACCACCATTCGAACGGAAATCGCCTTCCTCTAACCAGTGAGCGACACTAGTCGTGCGTCCATCCTCAGTACAATACCATCCAGCGGCAATATCCTTATCCATCGCAACCAGACGATAAAACTTCTCAGTGTCAAATACAATGTCACTATCAATCCATAGTTGATAATCATAAGGAAGTTTACCATCCCATGGTTTCTGATTCGGTCCACGCAACACATTCGCACCTAAACACTTACAACGTGCGAAGTTCACCATCGAACTATAATCTTGTGAAATCTGAATACTTGCACCACTCTGTACCAAATCAAAACAAAGTTGTACAAAAGACTTTAAGAATGTATAAGAACATCCTCGTCCAGGTAGACAAAATACAATTGCCTTACCTCGAATCATTTCCTTCGCCGCTGCAAGATCAAATTCTTCTACCTTCTTAGGCGCAACGGTCTTTACTGTAAATCCTTTAGCCATGAAAACAAATAACCGACAAATACATTATACCACTACAAATCAAATCATGCAATGGTTACTCAACTATTTAGTGTTACCTCAATATCTTCCTCTATCTGATTCATCTTAATCCCACTGCTACCCATCCATATAAAATTCTTAATCGCCGCTCTGTGACTCTCTACATCCTTCTCAGGTATTCTCCGAAATATTACAATACCTTGATGTAAAATGTTATAAGTATTCATCTACGATTTTCTCCAATAAGTATGTGAGATCTTCCTTCATCCCAACATCTCTGATTAAACTATCGTCATTGTATATGCGATATTCAAGTGTATCTATCAATAGTTCTCTCTCATAGTTGTCTATTGAAATTTTCATAGTCCATACGCCCTCCTTCCATTATATATCCTCAGAGGTTTTTGAGTACCGCCGATATACTCATGTGCTACCCCGCATAAAGTAAACACAGCACTCCTCCGAATAATACTCCGAGCATTATCGAAAGGTACACAGTGTTATTTTTTACTGGGGGAATTTTTTTGTCCTCAGAGGTTTTAGAAGTCATTTTTTGTTCCTCAGAATTTTTTTTGCGTTTGATATTTAGAGGTCGATTTGGGTTCGTTGTAGGTTACTGGGACCCATTGGTTTTTAAACCGCTAAGGGGGCATAAACCAACAACATAAAACCGCAAATAACTGCCGAAACTGTTAATTACGAAATGTAAAGTTATACTTGACAGGGTGAAATTGCATGTGTCCAACCTTGAGAACCCAGTCATACCAAGGGATCTCGGCAAACCTTAAAATATCATTAAGTGTGCTCAAATATACTTGCATTCTTGTAAGTTTATGATACAATATGCAAGATCGATGTTGTTAACACAAACCACACATTTCAGGGGTTTGTATCATTACGAAACGTAAATTACATTCTCAGAATATAAAACAATGGACGAACAGTTAAAGATAACGAAAACAATCAAATTTATCAAAATTTCATAAAATGCACGAAACACGAATAGGGTATTAAGGGGATGCACGAATCATCCCCTTAATTGATAACGAAGTGGACTAATCACACCCCGTGGATTCTCTTCCATGCATTCCAGGTTATTGACTGAATCTGGTAAGGTTTCAGGGTTAAGTTATACCGAGCGTTGATGATGTAGGTCGCTTGAATATAATCATCGGTGATAGTTTGGTAAAGTTTTTTACCAATATTGGGCACTTGTTTCATAGTAAGACGATCACCGATCCAGATAGAATAAGCGTGTCCATCAACACAAACGTCCGATTGATCACCCATGATGCAATGAAAAAACGAAGTGATTTTACGACCGTTAAGTATCACTGGAATCTGCTCAGGATCCTCACACTTAAGCACCTTAATTGCCTTCTCCAACATCTTACCGTAAGTGCAAACTTTAACACTGGCAGCACTGTCAGGATCCACAACAAAGGTGCGGCACACGTTCTCAGCGTCCACTAGGTTGCGCTCCCACCGATTGTTTGGTGATAGGGCAGCGATCACACCGACAACGGTCTCAAGTTGCAACCCAGTGGCGTCAGCGATGGCAATGGCAGCAGACCGGGCGTCATCGTACCAAGTGGCGTGAATGCTGCGCTCAGAAGCGGTGGATAGAGCGAACACTGCGGCGACGTTCTCGGCGGTCATGGGTGGAATCGCTTGACTGATCTAAAGATACCCAAGACCCATGGAGAGGTCAAGTCCAAAAGGTATCGGTTGCTACCGTTTCCAGGATTCGTCTGATCAGGTTTTCTGATCAATCGGATTCTGTTTTTGGTATCATCCGTTACCGTTCTTCCTTGTGCTCTGCCGCCTGATGCAGTAGGATATGGGGACAATCGGAAGAGGGGTGGGGTAACCCTGTTGATGAAATGGTCGTCACGGAACCTGCCATAAAATATTTTGAAAAATAGGTTCTACTTCCAGTCTACCATGCCCTGATCCGATCCGTCCCGCGACCTTGTGCCAGTTCTCAAAGTGTCCACCGCTGCCTCAGATCTGCTCCGTGGCGTGCTAGGATGGAAGTAGACTCTGTTGTTTGTTACAAGTCATTACAGTTGCTTGACATAATGCTGTCAATGGTATCAAGGACAGTTCTCAAAGTGGCACAGTACCGCTTGACAGACTGGCACACCTATGATCTAGGATGGAGTGTGGTATATCTGTAACAATCTGAAATTATGTCATAAACTCTCGGAGAGTTTGTGTTAGAAACTCATGGAGTCATTATATCATAAAACCTCAGAAATATCAAAAATTGAAATTTTCAGAAATTTTATGTGGGGGGATGGGGATATTACTTGACAATCTCATATCAGGGGCGCTAAGACCACAAGAACTCAGAACATTTCGGGAGGTTTCTAACACTTAAAAACACTAAAAACAGGCATAAAGATACCCCACAGACACTGTGTAGTATCCATGGGGTTACTCTACAATAAAAAACGAAACATATTTATAAACACATTTTTAATCGTTTTTTATGTGTTTTAAGCATGTTTTTGCTTGTTTTCAGTACATAAGGACGAATCAATCATCCAACTGATGCCATCTCCATATAGCAATCAAGAGTGACATATTTCATGAAACCAGTGGGAATATCTTTGAGTCCAATGAACGAAACAGTTCCATTGAAATACTTAACATCAGCAACACTATATTGATTGCCTTCGTTGTCTTCAACCTTACAACCATTGAGGCGGTGGAGAAGAGCGATTGCACGAATGTTGTCGGAGATGATTGCCATGATGCAGGTCCGTTGCTTTGACTCTTTTAATATACATGAATCAGATCCCAGTGCTCATTTATTGTGCCACTAAAACTATTGGCACATATTCTTTTCAATTACTCTTTCCTCTTAATTTGAATACCATCCCATGCAGGTTTACCCATGGATTGATTGAACCTTTTCCGATCTAAGATCTCTTCATATTCATCAGGTGAAATAAGATCATCCCAGTCACCATCAAACTCTTCAATTTGTTGTTTGTCAGTGTAGTTACGATGAGTGTTCATTGGAGAATTAAAACGATGGAAGTGATGTAACATAAACGATGATCTTGTATCGTTCATGAAACTTGTGACCGTAGATAGTGAAGAATCTTTCCTAAATCTTCCACTGATGTTGTCATTGCAGACTTAGCATAACCAGTAGCGAAGGGATAACTGCGATCGTCATCATCACTGGTGTTGTCCACATTGTTGCAAACATTTAATGCTCCTTCGAGTTGATGAATAGTCTTCAGTAATTGTGTTTCAATCGTTGTTTTGATTTCCATTGTTTTGGCGTTGTTGGAGTTCATAGATGCAACTGGTGAGAACTTTGACTTGTTGAAGATGTTGTTCACGCTCTTCGCGTAATTTCTGGATCTCATGAAGCAGTGAACGATTGGGAGAACTGTTTGACATTTTGTGAATGGAATTGGGTTTGCTTGTCTAATTCATCACGCATCAGCGTTTAATTTCGCACTGGTGGTTACAATCACTTTAGACTCCAATGTGGATCATTGATCTTATCAATCCAAAAGAAATTCTTCTGGTTGATTGATGCAACAAAGAACTGTGTTTCAGTCTCTTGTTCAACAATCACTTCAGGATTATTGTCCATGAGATTGTGTAACCGATTCTTTGCTTTTTTGGATTTGGGTGTTACAAATGCAGTCATGATTTTTAGGGTTCGTTGATAACTTGAGAGAAAACTACACCTTGAGATTTACACCATGCTTCTGCAATTTCATCCTCAACAGCAATAGGATCATCATCATGGTCTTCACTATCAACAATCACACTGATAGTCTCAAACCCATTAGGAATCCAGTGTGGTGCATCTGTAGGAAGATAAAACTCTACTCCAATCTCAATCTCTTTCGGGTTGGTTGTGTGTTGAATGACAGTCATGATCAGTTGAAAAAGGTGTTTGCTTTTTTGAACTTTGCAACTTGAATTGGATCAGTTGCATCAACAAGTACAGGAGTTAAAATAACATCAATGCTCTCGATGTTTGGATTGTGATCCGTCCATACTTGCAGACTTCCACCACTCATCTTGAACCTACGATTGGAATCAATCCGTGCGGTGATCGTCTTGAACTCTGAAGCAGAAGTGAAGTCCCGAAAGTTGAACTTAGTCTCCTTACGGAATGTGGTGAGATGTGAACCGTGAATTGGAAGGAGTTGCATGTGTCCCCTGTGTTGTTGAAACAACAATAATCGATCTGGAGAGCAGTGCCAAAATCATGTGACACTGCTCCGATTGTCACTCCTCCACTTGGTCTGCCATCCGGTGGATGTTAAATGCCCTGGAGATCTTCCATTGAATTGAATCGCAACGTTCTGCAACAGAAATGCCGCCAATCAATTCCTCTGGATCTGCGTCAGGTTCATCGTGGAGAATGTACTCCCCCAACGCCGATGAGATCGTCTCCAGTTCCTCTTCAGTGAACTCAAGTGTGAATGGTCGGGTGATCGTGGTCATGACACATACTCCCAATCAGAAAACAGTGAAAGTTGAATACCTTGACGATATTTTTCATACTCAGCATCCAACCAATCTTGCATCCTCATACGATCAACACCATGACGCATTTCTTTCATAGTCCAGATTTTACTATGAGACCAGTTATCATTACCATTGGTCTTCCAATAGTAATAATGCAGATGTGGACACTTCTTAACGAATGTCCAACCCTTCTTGTCGATCAGGTAGTCCTTACACTCCTTGACGGTCGGTGTGTAGTGGTCCATGGTGTGTGTTGCGTTGATGAACTTATTGTTTACACTAACTCCTGTTGTAGAAGCATATATTTCTCTTCAGTCACCTCATCAACACATCCCTGAATTACCTGATAAATGTAATCAATATTGCCAA